CGACGACCGAAGAGATCACATTGATCTCCCACTCTCTACGTACAGGCCGAGAAAACGGTCGACTTCAGCAGCAGGCTTGGCAGCCTGGGTAAACCGCTGAAGTCCGTCCATTCGGACACTGCATGGTAGAGAACCAGTCCCCCTAAAAGGGACTGGCCCACCTGGTCTTGATGCGAGCGGACACAGGACGCCCAGCACGTTGAAGGTGATCCGACTCTTCGAAGGGCTTATCGCCCCTCTTGAGGAACCACTTCATCAAGGCACCGTAGTCATCCAATCGTGAGATTGGAAGCTGCGAAGTCACAACCACTCCCTTGACTAGAGGGCGGTGGAGATGACTGTCATGACGTTCGGCCTGGCAAGGCCCATAGTCATGACGACCCAGAACAGTTGACGAGCTCACGTAGGCACCAGCTTCTTTGCAGAAGTAGTGGTCTACGATCGGGAATGGAATAACGTTCCCGATAAGCTTGTCGAGAGCATCTACCGTCTTCAAGAACCCCTTATGAAACAGGTGGTTTCTGAAGCTGACGGTGCTCTCAAGCTGTTCAACGTGCTGCCTGGTCTCCGGGATCATACTACGCATCTTCACGATGGAGACATCGTGACCAGCGTAGTAATCCTTGCCACAGGACTCTCTGAACTTACCAGTCCAGAAAGACTTGTGGACATTCACTCGAAACCCAAAAGTTTCGAGCTCCCGGATCACAGATTGCACATATTCTACGGGGACAATGATGTCGTCTCCGTAGACGCGCACCTTACCAAAGAGGGATCGAACGTCCTCTCTGGTGAGAACACGGTTGAGCTCTCTTTCAATCCCCAAGAAGATGATCGTCGTAAAGACGAGAGCTTCGAAGGGAAAGCAGAGAGCTGATCCCATGGACGCGAACTTGGCAAGACGGATAACTCCGCCATCGCCAGGCAGTTCAGCCTTCCGTGATCGAGTAGCATCCACGGCGTTTCTCAACGCGCGGTGATTAGCTACAAGAGCACGTACGTGCTGATTCGAAACCCTGTCCGAAGCTTCACTCAAATCGAGTGTAGCGAGAGCTCCCGTTAGGGAACCCTCTTTGGCGAGAACCTGGTTAGGTTCTTGCCGTTCGAACATGACGAGGTTGCGCGCGAAGTCATCGCGTGCAATCTCTTCCA